AACTGTTCTTATTACTGCAACAATAGTCTATACAATTATAAAAATTAATCAATTACTAAAAAGTCAAAAAAAGAAATAATATGGTAAGAATCTTAAGGTATTTAGCAAACAAATTAGAAACTTTCAATAACATGGTAGCTACTGCATGGAACAAGTGGCTTAGTAAGATTAAAATGTAATAAATGAAATTAAGCAAGAACTTAACACTAGCTGAAGCAGTAAGATCAGAAACTGCAAAGAGAGTAGGAATAGATAATAAACCTACAAAAGAACACATAGAGAATTTAAAGGTAACAGCAGAGAAGGTATTTCAGCCTATTAGAGACCATTTTGATAAGCCAGTATATGTTTCTAGCATGTATAGATCAGAAAGCCTTAATAATGCCTTAAAAAACTCTAGTAGAACCAGTTTACACATGACTGGTCAAGCTATTGATATAGATATGGATCATACATCTATTTCTAATAAACAAATCTTTGACTTTATTAAAGATGAATTAGACTTTGATACATTACTTTGGGAGCATGGTGAAGATTCTCCTAGTTGGGTACATGTATCTTACAGAGAAGGTAAGAATAGAAAGCAAGTTTTAGAGGCATATAAAGATGATGTTACTGGACTTGTAAAGTATAAGCATTATGAGCAAAGAAAAGCAAAACAAAAAGAAGTTCAAGGAGACAAAACTAGGTCAGTTTCTACTGGGAAAGTCAGGAGTGTTTCAGACAGTAGCAGAAAGCATACCAAATAAGGGGTTTTTAGGGGTTTTAAAGCAGCTTATAGTTAAAGATGATACACTAGCTCAAAAGGATAAAGATATTGCATTAGAGATGCTGAGGTTTGATATGGCAGAAATGGATGCTGTAACAAGAAGATGGGAATCTGATAACTTATCTGATAGTTGGCTTTCAAAAAATGTTAGACCATTAACATTAGTGTTTCTTACATTAGTATATGCATCAGGATTCTTCTTAGATTATAATTTAGATATTATAAATCAATTAATGCTTTTAATTTATGGAGCTTATTTTGGTGGTAGATCATTTGAGAAAATAAATAAACTGTAATGAAAGAAGAAACTAAGAAAGTAAAATGTCAATGTGGTAAGTCCACAGATAAAGATGGATATTGTGATGGATCTCATCAGAAAAAGCAACAATTATTTGAGATGAATAACTTACCATTTCCTTTTCTCTAATATATATATATAAATAATATATACTTAATATTATAATATACTTCTATTATAATTATTATATATATAATACACTAAATATAGAGTATTATAATATTTTTGTTAAAAACATTTGGTAGTTTGTAAATAAGTTTGTAATATTGTCATGTTATTAATTTAACAAACTAAATATTTAACTTAAATTTTTCAATATTCAATACAAATAATAAAACAAAGTCAGAAAGAATCCTAAGAAACTGGTACTCAATAGATACAAGTGGAAAGGTAAAACACTTAGCTAGAAAACTTGAAGAAGTAACACTAGAACTTCTACAAAAAGAAGTAGGTGGTAACATACAAGTCTTAAATTTAGACCTCAATAATTGTCTATACTTGAATGAAGATGGTATGAATCTCAATATGGAGAGAAATTATCCTGCTACAGTATTAATCAGATTAGCATTTCCTAATGCAGTACAATCATTTTTAGATGGTTATGCTTTGGGAACTATAGTTGTATGTTTTGAGGAGTATTCTCATGCTGATTACTGGTGTAGAGAAAAATCAGGATATAAAAACAATGTAGAAATACTACAAGATTTAATAAATAAAACTTGATGCTTATGAAACACAAATCCAACATGGAATAAAGAGATACTTAGGTGATAGCAGGTGTCTCTTTTTTTTTGTACCTTATTCAAATGGCAAAGAAACCAAAAAGAAAAACATTAGTAAGAAAGTTAGATAGGATCTTTTCTGAATACATAAGAGAAAGAGATACTGATAATAGAGGATATGGTAAATGTTGTACCTCAGGTAAAACTATACACAAAAGTAAAGGTCATGCAGGTCATTTTATTAGCAGGAGGTTTATGTGTACAAGATGGGATGAGGAGAATGTTCACCTCCAGTCAGCATATGATAATACATTTTTAGCAGGAAGGCAATATGAATATGCATTGTTTTTAAATGAGAAATATCATGCAGACAAAGCTACTGAACTTCTAATAAAATCAAGAGAAACATGTAAATTTTCAACTGATGAATTACAAGAAATGATAGAACATTATAAAACTTTATTAGAAAATCTATAATAGTTTATAATATTATTACTATATTAGCTGTAAGAAAAAACATTTAATTAATGAGTATATATAAAAACAAAAGAGAAGAAGATACTGCTAAAGACAGTAAAATCACAGTTCTTAACATAGAAGTTAAGCACCTCAGAACTCAGCTTAGAGAACAAATTGAGGAGAATATTGATCTACATAGATTAACAAAAGCTCTTAATCATGAAATCATGATGCAAAAAATGGAGCTTACATCTTTAAAAAAAAAAGAGAATCAAATTAATAATTTAAATCACACCTTTGATGGTATCCAAGAATATGAGAACTAGTACAATTAAATCAATTACACCAAATGGAAGTTGGTCAAATGGTAATCAAACTTTCAATAAATACACAGTAGAATTAGCTAATGGAGATATTCCAAACTTTTCAGCTATAGGAGATTTTAAAAGATCAGTAGGTGATGTTATCTACTACACCTTAGATGAGAAGAAAAATTATGCTAAATTACAACAGACACCTCAAGATGCACCAGTACAAAATACACCAGTACAAAAAGCATCAGTAGGAGGAGGAATGACACAACAAGAATCTATTTCTAGAAGTGTTGCATGGAATAATGTTAGCCAGTTTATATTCTCTGAGGATTTTCAGAAATATGATGACAATAATACAGATGATAATGGTAAGCAATTAATCTTTTCAGTTAGACAACAGAAGATGATTAATCAAGCTGCTAGTGCTGCTAATATTATATATAAAGAATTATTAACTAAACCTATTTAATTATGGCAAAACCTGATTTTGTTGCAGGTGTTTATGTAGAGGAATCTCCTAAAGACTTTGTAATAACAAAAATGAGATTGAGTGTAGAAAGATTTACACAATTTCTTGAAGATCCATATGTTAAAGATTTCTATAAAAAAAATAATGGTTATCTTAACATGGATGTTTTGAAAAGTAAGAATGGTAAATTGTACATTCCATTCTCAGAATTTATACCTGAGAAAAAAGTTACAACAACTGATCACAATCCTGATAGAGAACTTGATGAAGTTCCTTTCTAAAATAAATATATAAATGATACTAGACATTAAAGACCAACTTAATAAAATCCATGACATTAGGAGTGGCAAAATAAAAGAAGGTCTAGGTCTAGGTATCAAAAGTTTTGATCAGTACTTCAGATTTAAAAAAGGTACATTTAATATATTTCTAGGACACAGTAATGTTGGTAAAACTCATACAGTAGTTTACTTAATGTTTCTTTATGCATTAAAGCATGATCTTAGATTTCTGTTACTAACAGCAGAAAATGAACCTTATTCAATAGTTAGAAAAATAATAGAATATAAAGAGGGGATGCCCATCAACAAGATTGATGAGGAAAAGTTACAAGAAGGAAGTAGGTGGGTGGACTCTCATTTTAAATTTATATCTATAGATGAACAATACACTTATAAGAAGTTATTAGAGTTGGGAACTAATATTAAGAAGTCATGGGATTATCAGGCTTTTTTTATAGATCCATACAACTCTTTAGAAAAAGATAGAGATATGGCTAGATCTTTAGGTATGCATGAGCATGATTATAAAGCATGTTCAGATATGAGAATGTTCTGCCATAAAACTGGTGTAGCATTATGGTTATCAGTTCATGCAGTTACAGAAAGTTTAAGAAGATTGCATAGTACAAATCATGAATATGCAGGACATCCAGTTCCTCCAATGATGTCAGATTGTGAGGGTGGTGGAAAGTTTGGTAATAGATGTGATAATTTTATAGTAATTCACAGATATATACAATCAGCTTTAGATTGGATGGTAACACATTTACATGTTAGAAAAGTAAAAGATACAGATACTGGGATGATGCCTACAACATTAGACTCACCAGTAAGACTAAGAAGTCTAATTAATAATGTTGGATTTAGTATAGAGGGGGATAATATGGTAGATTTAATGGATGAACATACTGGAGAAGGCATATCAAAAACATAACACATGGATAAATATCTGTAAGAGCTTTGGTTTGAGCAGATACTATTCTGAAGATTTAGTGATGGAAATGTACATAAAACTAGATCATATTTGTAATGTTAAAGGAACTGATATAATTTATAGAAAAGAAGGACAAGATGATGATCTTAATTACTATTACATTTGGAAGATTCTTTACACAATGTTTCTTCAACTTAAAAAGAAACAAAGCAAAGTTAATTATATTGGAACAGAGATCTTACAAAACATTGAAGGATCAGAAGAAGTTGAGTTTAAGAAAATGGAGGAGAAGTTTAATCAAGAATTTGAAAAATTACATTGGTATGATCAGAGAGTATTTGAGATAGTAGCAAGTGGAACTAAGATTAGTGAGCTGAGTAGAAAATCATCAATTACATATATTAGTTTATATAATACATACACTAAAGTAAAGAAGTTATTAAAAATTAAAATAGGATTATGAAACTAGGAGATTTAGTAGAATTGATTATCAGAAAAATAACCTTTGGTTATGGAAAGACAATAGCAAAAAAGATAGCTACATTATTTGGTTATAAAGATTGTGGTTGTGATAAAAGGCAAGATGAATTAAATAAATATATAATTACAAAAGATGGGATTAAAAAGTTATAAAACAATGCTAGAACAACAGATGATTGAAATAGATTACCAATCATTTGAGAATTTTTTAATAGTGATGGAAACTGGATTTGGAGATAAAGATCTTCAGATAGTTTATGAATTACATGCAAAGTATTTTAACCACAATTTTAATATTCCTTGTGGATGTGGTGGAGCTAAAAAAATTGATGTAATAAACAACTGGATAGCTGATTTAAAAAAAGTTTTTGCTAATGGTGTTCAAGCCAAGTAGCTATGAAAATGAAGGGAACTGGAAGAAAGGATATTTGTCTGAAGAAAAGTTTAGAACCTTCATGAATGAAATAGGAGTTGGTGCTGTAAAAACATCAGCTAGAGTTGATAAGTATGATCATGTAGATTTTATTGTTGGAGAGAATACTCCAGTAGATTTAAAAGGAGATAAGAATACAGATGCAGTTTGGTTAGAGATTAAGAATGTTTGGGGAGGTAAGGGATCTCTATATGGAAAGGCAAAATATATGGTAATAGAATATCTAGATATTAATACTTATATTTTTTATGATAGATTGGAATTAGTTAAGTATATTAAAAGATTCAAAGATGTATGTAAACACAAATCTGATTATCATTGTTTATATACTAGAGAAGGAAACAAAGATCAGATAGTAAAAGTTAAAGAAAAAGACATTAGACCTTATGAAAAGCACAGATTTCAATACAACATTTAAAGCAAAAGATTTTGATAGAGAGTTAGTCAGTAAGAAACTAGACAACTTAAAAGATCTACAGTATTTAGTTAATTCAGAAACAGTAAATAATCAGCTTAGTAAGTGGAGAGCTACTCAGCCTGATAATGAAAACTTAAAGAAGTTTACTGAAGCTGTATTAAACATAGAGTTGTATGTAAATGAATTACAAAATGATAGGCATTTATTAATGCTAAGTATAGATGAGTATAGAACTGATAAAATAAGAGCCATTGAAAGAGCTAGAAAAGCTGAGAGCAAAAAGGATTGAATTGTCAGTTGATTTACTCCTAGAGGATAGTAGTATATACTTTTCTGCTCAGGAAGAAATTGAAGGACTATTCATAGATCAGGTAAACTTTATGTTTATGACATTTGATAAGTTACCAAATATGTATGAGGATGTTCTTGTAAATTTTAAAGACATAGATTTATATGCTATGGTAGTTTCAAAGAATTATCATGTAGCTTATAGAACATTATATATTAACCTAGAATTAAAATT